CTCACAATGGACTAGAAGTGTCGTTTATAAAGCACTGGCAGATTATATTTTACCTATGCTTACTAAATGGAAAGATCCACAAGGCGGAGATGGTGCGGATACATTCCAAGTTAAAATGGACTATTACAGAAAGAAATATAATGAGGAGTTCCAAGCCGTACTGCGTGATGGCGTAGATTATGATGAGGATGATAGCGGAACTGTATCAGAGAGCGAAAAAGAGCCTATTCATCATTTAAGATTAGTTAGATAATGGTCGCATCCATTACTGCTAAAGATAACTCTATTGCAGTTAAAAAATCACTGCTAAAAGTTTCCCAAAGAGTACCTAAAGCTATTAAGAAAGCCTTAGCTAATGCAGCAGCATTTGAGATTGGTGCTATCAAGAAAAGAACTCAATCAAGAGGTATAGATTTTAGAGGTAAAGCATTTGCTCCCTATTCACCTAAATATAAAAGAGCCGCAGTTAAACAATCAGGGGTAGTTGATCTTACTGATACTGGGCAAATGTTTAGTTCTTTAACTAGCAAAATATCAGCTAGTAAAGGTGAATTATTCTTTAGGCAAGGATTCGCTAATAGAAAAGCATTTTTCCATGATGAAGCAGGAGCAGGTAGAAAAAAGGTCAAGAGAGAGTTCTTTAGTATTTCCAAAGATGAAGAAGTAAAGATTGAAAAGATATTCTTTTCTGTGCTAGAAAAGGAGTTGAAATTATGAGTTTACGAGAAGATATAGCAGCTAATATTATTAGCACCCTAGATGCGGTCACATCCCCTATTGAATTAAAGAAGATTACCAGAGAGCCAATCAATCCTCAGGAAGATTTAGCTGATCCTCAGTTCCCTGCTATTTATGTCACTACTGGAGATGAAACGAGAGAAGATTTTGCACTTGGAGATTACGCAGCAGGTAAAAGATCAGGAACTATTGATTATGTTCTTGTAGGTTATGTTAAAGGCACAGATACCAACCTAGATACTAAACGCAATCAGCTTATAGAAGTAGTTGAAGAAACTCTAGATACAGACAGAACTAGAGGCGGTAATGCCAAAGAAACAAAAATAGTAGAGGTCTCATCTGATGAGGGTACATTATATCCTTTGGGCGGAATAAGAATTGTGGTAAGGGTATTCTATGAATTTGTTAGAGGTACATCATAATGGCTAAACGAATTAAAATATTTATGCCAAATGGAAATGACACCATTGAGATTTGGGATAAGGATATAGACAAGTTCCTAGCTAAAGGATATAAACTTGAGCAAGAACAAAAATCTACTAGATCATCTAAGAAAAAAGATGTAGAAGTAGATGAACAACAACAAACAAATGAAGGAGTAAGCGAATGGCAACCCATGTCGGAACAAGCGGAGTAGTCAAAGTAGGAACAGATACAGTTGCGGAAGTGACTGGTTTTACTATTGATGAAACTAGCGATACAGTTGAAGATACAAGCCTTACAGATACATCTAAGACGTATAAGACTTTAAGATCAGATGCTACAGGTACTATTGAATGTCACTGGGATGAAACAGATTCCACAGGACAAGGTGCATTAACTGTTGGAGCATCAGTGACTTTAAACTTATACCCTGAAGGTGCAGACGCAGCAGATACATATTACACTGGCACTGCTTTAGTGACTGGCGTATCTCAGAACGTATCTTTAGACGGAGTTATTGCTCGTACAATAACAGTGCAATTCTCAGGCGGCGTAAGCACAACAACTGTATAATTTATAAATGCCAAAAAAGGATTACCTTGAAGGTGCTATCTCACACTTTAAACACCAAGAGATAAAAATTATAGAAGTTGAAGAATGGAACTTAACTGGTGAAGATGCCATTTATGTTAAACCATTCACGCTGCTTGAAAAGTCTGAAATATTCAAAGGATCAAACGATAGTGATCTCACAGTATTAGTGGATGTTATTATTAAGAAAGCAGAAACAAAAGATGGTGAGAGAATGTTTGATCTAGAGAGTAAGATTAAAATGAAGAAGTTTGTTGATCCTGATATTATAGGCAGGGTAGCAGGACAAATCATGGGAACAATCCCATCTTCAGACACCTTAAAAAAAAACTAAATTCTGATCCTGATTACAGGTTTCATTTTTTCCTAGCAGAAAAACTCCACAAAACTATTGGCGAACTCATGCAAATGCCAGTAGAGGAATTTAACTCATGGGCAGCATATTATAATCTCAAACATGAAGAAGAACAAAAAGCATTGAATAAACAAAAGATGCAAGGTAAAAGAAGATAATGACAAAAAAACTCAATATTGACATTATCGCAAAAGACAAAACGAAAAGAGCCTTAACAGGAGTACAAAATAGGCTCAACTCAGTAAAATCATCAGTATTTAGTTTAAAAGGTGCATTGATAGGTATTGGTGCAGGTGCAGCTATAAGATCATTTGTTAATGTAGGTAAAGAAGTTGAGAGCCTACAAGTTAGATTTAAGTTTTTATTTGGATCAGTAGAAGAAGGTGCAGTTGCATTTGATAATCTTACAAAGTTTGCAGGTAAAGTTCCCTTTTCATTAGAAGAAATTTCAAGAGCATCAGGTAATTTAGCGGTTGTAGCTGATGATGCTAATGATCTTAATAGAATATTAGAAATCACTGGTAATGTAGCAGCAGTCACAGGATTAGATTTTGAAACCACATCTAGCCAAATTCAAAGAGCCTTTTCAGGTGGTATTGGTGCTGCTGATTTATTTAGAGAAAGAGGTGTTAGAGCCTTATTAGGTTTCCAAGCAGGTGCTAAAGTCACTGCAGAAGAAACAGTAGCAAAATTTGAAGAACTATTTGCAGGAGATGGAAGATTTGCTAATGCAACTAAAGATTTAGCTACAACTCTTGAAGGTACTATTTCAATGATTGGAGATAAGTATTTTAATTTTCAAAAAGACGTAGCAGAAGGATTTTTTGATGAATTAAAAAAAGAGTTTGGTGATCTAAATGAATTTTTAGAAGAAAATGAACAACAAATTAAAGATATAGCAAATTCTATTGGTAAAAATTTTGCAGGAGCAATTCAAAAAACATCATCTACTATAAAGAGCATAGCACCTGCCGTTAAAAGTATTGCAGATGGTTTAGGCACTACTATTAGTGGATTTCAAAGTCTACCAACTATTGTACAAGAAGCAGGAATAATCTCAGTATTGTTATTTGGTAAAAAAGGTATGGTAGCTTTTGGTACTATCAGTTTCTTAATGGGGCAAATAGAAGATTTGATGGCTAAAGCAAAGGAAATTCCTGAAGGTGCATTTGTAAATATTGATAACTTAGATGAAGCACAAGCTAAAATGGATATTGTGCAAAAAGCATTAAAAGGATTGGAAACATCACTAAGTGAAAGAGGTATAGATGTTTTTAATATTGAAGATATAGATTTAGATAAATTATCAAAAGCAGAGACAGATAGATTAAATAATATTATCCAATATAGACGACAAATAAATGAATTAAGAATTGCTTTTCAAAATATTCATTTTGAAAACTTAGGTAAACAACAATCTGCTTTTGCAAAAGTTGTATCACATAATTTTGTTGAAGTTAAGAATGAAGCAAAAGATGCTATGTCAACAAATGAAGAATTAGCAGAAGCTATGCAAAAATTTGCTGAAAGAAATCTTGCTACTTCATCAAGAATATACCTAACAAACAAAGAACTCAGAGATAAAGAAACTGCAGATGCACTTGCAGCATTAGATGAACAAGAAAGAATAAATAATCAAAAATTAGAGAATGAAAGAAGATTTTTAGATGAATTAAAAAAAGGTAGAGCAAGAGAAATTGTGTTTGAGGAAATGACACAAGAAAAAAAGAAAGAAATTCTTATAGGTGCAGGTAAAGATATTCTAGGTAATTTAGCCACATTTAATAAAAAAGCATTTAGATTAAATCAGGCATTAGCAATTGGTGATGCTATTATGAGTACCGCTCAAGGTGTTGCCGCAGGTTTAAAAAAAGGATTTCCAGTAGGATATATAGAAGCTGCTATTACTGCTGCTAAAGGTGCGGCTCAGATTGCAGCAATTAGATCAGCACCTCCACCAAGAGCCTTAGGTGGTAGCGTGACTGCAGGACAACCTTATATTGTGGGTGAACAAGGTAGAGAGATGTTTGTACCTAATCAATCAGGAACGATTGTATCTAATGATAATCTAAATAAAGGAACAGTAGTCAATGTCAATATTATGGCAAATGACACAGAAGGATTTGATGATTTATTAGTTAAACGTAGAAGTGTTATTGTTAATGTGATAAATGATGCTTTAAATAGTCAAGGAAAAGAGGCGTTAGTTTAATGAGTGGCACATATCCAACAACACCAGAGTTTGCATCAGTAGGATTTTCATCAGAACAAAAGACAATCACATCTACTACTGACAGTGGAAAGATGTTTGCAGTTCAAATAGACGGACAAAGATTCAAATTTAGTGCGAGTTATCCGCCAATGAGTAGATCAGAATTTGCTCCAGTCATAGCATTTGTAATGAAACAAAGATCACAAAAAGAAACATTCCAGATATCTTTACCTGATCTGAAAAACGCTAAAGGTGATGTATCAGGAGCAGTATTAGTGAATGGATCTCATAGTGCAGGAGATACAACTATTGATGTAGATGGAATGACTGGAGAAATTAAGGCAGGGGATTTTGTTAAATTCGCAGGAGATACAAAAGTCTATATGGTTGTAGCTGATGCAACTGCAGTAGCAGGAGCAGCCACCCTAACTATTGAGCCACCTTTAAGAAGTGATATAGCTGATGATGCAACAGTCACTTATGATGGTGTAGAGTTTACAGTAAGACTGACAAATGATGTGCAGCAATTCAATACAGGGGATTTAGACTTATATAGATTTGAAGTTGATTTCATAGAGGCTCTCTAATGGCTAGAGGTTTATCTACCGCTCTAAAAAATGAACTGGCTACTCAAAGTATTAAGCCAATTATCTTACTAGAAATATTATTCCCTACTCCCCAAAGACTAACTAATCATTACAAAGATATTACTCATAATTCCAACACCTATTCCGCTAGTAGTCATTTCTTATCCATTACCAATAAAGCAGAAAATGCAGAACTAGATGTATCTAATTTTACTGTAGAACTATCAGCAGTAGATAGCGCTTTTACTTCTATTGTTTTAAATAACAATGTAGCGAATGACGAAGTAAGCATAGATATTGGATTACTAAATAGCACTGATACCCTTATTGACACTTACAATTATGATAAAGGTTTTATTGAGAGTTTTAGAATAGATACAGATAAAGGATTAATATCCCTGATCTGTACTTCTCATTTCTCAGACTTTAGTAGAGTTGCAGGTCGCAGAACTAATGAGGGTAGCCAACAAAGATACTTTTCTACTGATAGGGGTATGGAATTTGCAGCACTTCAAATTCAAGATTTAACTTGGGGTAGAAAGTGATTGAAGATGTTATTGATTTTTATTTAACATTTGACAGATACAAAGATACCTCAAAAAGAGTTTTATATCATCACCTAGAGCCAAGTATTAGCCTTAATCAGTATAAGGTGTTTAAAGATAAAGAGATTATAGGATTTATGAATTGGGGATTATTAAATGATATAATGAAGTTTAAATTTATTAATCATGGGATCATTGATTATAGTAATTGGAAATGTGGGAATAATCTTTGTTTTGCCGATTTCCTTTGTAGAAAAAATATCAGAGATATGATTAATTGGGCAAAGAATCATTTTTGGAACGAACAAGGATATGATAAAGAAGTAGTTTGGTTGAGAATGGAAGAAACAATAAATAAAACCATGAGGATAGGTAATAATGTCAAACGTAGTTAAAGCCGTACAAAATATAGTACAAAAGGTAGTTTCATGGTTTATAGATATTCCTGAGATACCTGATACTCCAGAAGTAGAGGAAATTAGGGGTACTCAGCTTAATAAACAATCTAATAATGCACAAATACCAGTTATCTATGGTGAACGTTTAGTAGGCGGAACAAGAGTATTCTTAGAAACATCAGGCACAGATAATACTTACCTTTATGGTGCTATGATCTTAGCAGAAGGTGAAATCAATGCTATTACTGAAATTCAGGTCAATGATAGTGTAGTCACTTTTGATGGATCATTTGCAGATGGTACACAGATTACATCTAATGATACTAAATTTGGATCTACTATAGTTCTTCAACCCTTTTACGGAACAGACGGACAAGCGGCAGCTTCACTGCTAACAACCTTAACAAATTGGACTAGCAACCATAAATTATCAGG